CGGAGGCGGGAATCCAGAGGTTTGTTGCGCCCCCCGTTGCGGTCACGGTCATCGTTGTGCCGCTAATCGACAGCCCCGATCCTGCCTCCAGATAGCGCAGCTTGGATTCCGAATCGTCCCAGAAAACGATGCGGTCAGCATTCGGGTCATCGGCAACCAGATCAGACCCCGACACACTCAAGACATCTGCGGTGGATGCGCCGACTGCGGTGATGCCCGATCCCGTAGCCGACAACTCCCCCGCCGAAAGACTCAAGCCCGATCCGATTTGGATCTCCTCGATGGCACCTGTGCTGCTGCTTGTGCGGCCTAAAATTCTTGCGGTGGCTTGGGTTAGGCCGCTGGTGGTGATGGCTCCCGCCGCTACCGCTCCAACGTCTCCTGCGGTGGTCGGGATGTCTGTAACGACTGCGAGAGTTCCCGACTGGTCGGGGATCGTTAGCGTAACATCATCAGAAAGCTGCGATTGAACATCGAAGGTCGCGGCGAAATCGTTGTCTGTGTCGCGCAAAGCGATGTTGCCATCCACATCAAGAGCTTCGGCGGGATCGCTGTTGCCGCTACCAAGACCGACTTTGCCGTCTGGTAGCACATGAAACACGCTGTTACCTTGGTTGTTTCCGATGATGAAAGTTGTGGCGCTGTTACTGTATGAGCCAGTTCCGAAGGCCCACGTTTGCGCTGCTGTTTGCGATGTGATCGTCCCGTCCTCATTGGCCACAGCTTCGTTTGCCAAAACGAACGACACCTCGCCTGCGCTTGGATTAATAACTTGAAATTGTCCGTAGCTGCCACTGTTAGATTCCACCGTAAACTTGCCGCCGTGCTGGTGGAACTTTCGTTCGGAGCCTGTGGGGGTATCGCCTATGCCGACTGTGGCAAACTCTACGTCATCGGATTTATCTAACGACTGGTCAAAAAGCTCATCCGCGCCTTCGGGGAGGTGACTGGCGGCATGAAGATTCGGGTCGCGGTCATCCGAAAGCCGAGTGTCGGAGCCTAAAACAACTTCAGTCGAAGAAGCGTTGCCCGTCTTCGGTGTTCTTGTGCTAACACTGTCCCGCGCTGCGTTGCGCTGGAAATTGGACAAAAGCGCCTGATCGACAACTGGCACCTCACCACTTCCCTGCGGGCCGAGCGCCCAAGAGGTCGCCTGCCACGGATAAGTCGTGTCGCCAGTGCCGATGTAATACTTTGCCGTCTGTGGGACGTTGCCAAGCACCCACTCCTCCTCGCCATCGTCCCACCAAATCGCGTAGCCCTGTGAAGATTTATAAATAGCCTTGCCGTTGTCGCTACCGTCGCGGAAATAAATGCCGTTAGGCTCGCCGCTGCTAAGAGTTGTGTCTGCGACATCGGCGGCATCGCAATAGATTGCGCTTGGCTGGTGGGAGTTGTTTGTCAGCGCGATGGTGCCAGAGGCATTCGGCGCGGTCAGCGTGCGGGTGGTGCCGGTGGTGATGCTGCCGAGGTCGAACTGGAGGTTGCGCGTGCTGTCGCTGTTGTCGTAGAGCAAAAACGCGGAGTCAGCGAAGACATCCGGCAGCTTAGTGTCGGCCAGCGTGTAGTCGTTGTCGCGGGAGGAGCCGACTATAGAGGTGCGGATGTAGATGCCGCCCTGACGGTAGTTCGGGAACGGCCATGTGCCGCTGGAACTGCGCACCAGCCAGCGGGAGTTGAGCGCAGCGGTGCCGTCCAATGGCAAATCCGCATAGGTGGCGACCTCTCCAGCAAAAAACGCAGACCCGCCGCCCGATCCTACAAGATCGAACGTGCTGGTCAGCGGATTGAACTTTAGTCCCATGCTCTAGCTGCGTGTAACTGTGGCGATGTCCGCGTCGCTCGCAGTCGGCGGCTGCGTCGGCGTATAGGTGAAATTGATCGTGGCAACCACCTGTCCACTGCCGCCGCCCTCGCGGAATGTGACGGTCTGCAAATTGTTCGTGCCGGAGTAATAGGCGCAGGTGATGTGGTCGTGCTGCGGGATGTTGAGACCGGCGACGTTGCGGACGTTGATGTTCGGGTGCATACGGTTAGGCGGCGGGTTGGGCGGGCATGCCGAGTTGCTGGTCTTGCTGGAGCTTTTGCAGCGCGGGCTGGGCGCCGGTGCGGCCGATGACGGCGTTTTGTTGCTGTTGCAACTGGAATTGGAAGGCTTGTGCGCGGGCGTCGATCATGCTGCGGAAGATTTCGTCTTGCTGGTAGCGCTGCTGGACGGCGGGGTTGGACTGGATGATTTGCTGCAAGGTTTGCAGCCTTACCTGCGCGTTTTGGCCGCCCTCTTTGAGCGGGGGTTCGGTGCCTGCGGCGATTTTTGCGAAGGCGGTTTGTTCGTCTTCCTGCTCGGCGGCGGTGGCGGCGCCGATGTCTTGCACTAAGAGGCCGGCGAGATTCGGGTCAACGGCTTGGAACATGTATTTGACCAAGCCGGCGCGGTCGATGACGCCGAAGCTGTCGAGCGGGACGAGCACTTTGGCGAGGTAGTCGAGCTTTGCGCCGAGGGCTTCGTTGTCGAGGAGGCGCGCGTCAAACTCAGCGGTAATGTCGAATCGCCCACGGATGTCTTGAGGGCTTGCGTTGAATGCCAACTGGGCATTGCCGGTGATGCGCGCGACCTCCTCGGGAGTCATATACTGTTGCGCCAGCGCCATGGTCTGCGCGATGCAGAGCTTCATGTCGATTAGCCAAGAGTCGATTAGCTCCTGCGTGTGGAGCATGTAGCGCTGCTGCGGGACGGCATCGCTGATGCGGCCAAAGTAATTGTCCACGTCCGCACGGGTGGCGGCTTCCACTTCGATGCTGCCCATGTCGGGGCGAGGGGGATTCATCCACTCGATCTCGCCGGGTCGGCGCTCGGGGATCTGCATGCCGGGGCCGAGGACTAGGTCAAACTTACCCCGGTTGGCCGGCACCTTGACGGGCGGAAGGATGCTGATGCTGGCGCGGTCGGAGCGGAAGTCGCGCTGGATCTTGATTTCTTCTTGTGCCGTCTGCACCAACTCAGGGATGCCACGGCTCTCTAGCAGAGGGCGGGTGGCGCGCTCGCGGGGGAGTTCGATGAAGGGGTATTGTCCGTGGGCATAGGGCAGCAGCTCATGCACGGCAACTTTGTCTGTGACATGGTAGCTAACCACGGAGCGGGTGACGCGGATGGCGTTGGTCTTGGGGTCGTTCTCCTTGCGGTAGACGTGCCAGATTTCGCACATGTCGCGCAGTTGTTCGTAGAGGAACTGATCGGTGCGGTGGATGTTGAGCGAGATGCGTTTGAGCTGGCCCTTATGCTGCGAGGCGGCTTCGATCCATTCCTCGTCCCAGCCCTCGACTGCGCCGCGCTCGCGCAACTCCACTTCTGTGAGCAATTCTCTGCGGGCAACGAACGCGGCGCGCTGAAGGCTGAAGGTCTGAATGGGGAAGATGACATCCTCCCATGCTTCAAGCGCGGTCCACACCGGCTTGCTTTCAAAGACATAAGGCTCCTCCCACTGGACAAGGCCCTTGTCGCGGAACTCGCGGACTTTGGACACCTTGCCCAACTCAGGGATGATCTGCCCCAAGAGTTCGGCGGCGGTCTCCTCTTGCAGCGGGTCCATGACCACTTCCAGAAGGGCGGCAAGGTTGGGGTCTTGGCTCTGCTCCAACATCATCTGCGCATCTTCCATGCTGAAAGACTTGATCTCGGTGCGGGTGTTCTGCACCCAGTCCACGGCCATGACGGCCAGCCCGTAGGTCTCGCGGAACTGGGCGGCGAGTTTTACTTCGCGGCGAAGGTCATCCAGACAGTGCTGGAACATGAGCCATTTCATCACGGCTTCGGCGGCGGCTCGTTTGTCCGTATCCATGGACTCCACCGGCTGGACTTGCACGCGCGACTTGAAGAAGGCGTTGCAAAGGAGGGCCGTGTTGTCCGAAATGATATTGTCGGCCAAACGCACCCTTACGTCAGATGCTCCGCTCCACGGCCACGGCTGCTTTCCTTGAGCGCCAGACCATTTTCGCCCGTCCTCGCTTTGCCCCGGCCAGATGCAGAACCGCGTGTTCCAGTTGCGCAGTTTGCGCTGAACATATTGGCTGCCATCGGCGTCTGCTTGGTCGATCTCATAGAGCATCGCCGTGATGTCCTCTGGCTTGGGTGCTTTAATCATTAGATGAGGACGGTGGTTTTGCGGGGGGTATAAGGCACAACAGTCTCGGGGTTCTTTTTCTTGAACCAGTCGCGGAAGGCTTTGTCCTTCCAGCATCCCGGCTCCGCTGCTTCCCAAGACCAATAAGCGTCAGCGTCTATGGACATATCCTTCTGGCCGATGCCTTCGATGGCGCATTGCTCTATGCGCGCACTGGCTTCGGCGATCTGGCGTTGGCGGGTGGCGGCAAGAACGGCATCGGCGTTCCAACCGGCAATCAGCTCTTGCTTGACCGCGTCGGCCATTTCGTCCCCGAGATCGAGGACAAGTTCTGACCAGAGATTGTCTGACATCCTAACTGCTACGGCCCCATTGCTGGGGCCGCAGAGTGTTAAGACGTTTAGAGCGCGTTCACGTCAACGATCTCAAGGAAGACCTCAAGTTCGCCGGTGTTGTGGTCCGCAAGGCTGTCGCCCGAAGTGCAAGCGAAGGCCGCTTGGATATACTTGGGCGAGGCTGCCGTGCCTTCCAAGAAGGCGTGGGGCGTGGTGGACGGGTTGACCTTGTAGAACACTTCGGTGCCGCTCGGGTTCAGCTCTTGCGAGGTGATGAACGCGTTCGGGTCAGCCGTGGTGTCGTTGTGACCAATCTCCACCGTGGTGGTGATAGTCGCGGCGTCCGAGCTGTCGAACACGCTGACGAGGCGGGTGGCGGCGGACTTGACGGCCGTGCCAGCAACCACAGGGATGAGGTTGATGGTCTGAGCGTCATCGGTGTCAGTCAGGTCGTTGTGGTCGAGGATGACCTTGTGGGTGTAGCCGAAGGCGGCTTTGGTTTCTGCGGGCAGTTCGTAGACTTTCATAGTTTTCGATTATTCCTTAATTGAGGTTGCTACTAGGAAGTCGCGGCGAACTCGCCGAGGCCCTTCGGGTTCCAGCACACCAACGCGGCAATCGCATCAACGAGGCCACGCGGTCCACCACCTTGGTCTTCCAATTCTTGGAAGCGGGGGCGACGGCCATACCGGGACTCCAACATGTCCATGTTGAGGAGGTAGCCACGGGCCGACTGAACGGCAGCGGCTGCGTCCTTCGCATTGAACAAGGTCGGCACCAAATTAATTGTGCCGAAGTCGCCGATGTAGGTGTCCACCGTGCTGATGACCGTGCGGTCATTGAGCGAAGCGGTGTATTGACGGGTGCTCAGAGCGGTGTTGCTGCCGCTGGAGTAGCGGGTGAACTCGCTGAAGCGCTTCTTGAGGTTCGGGCCAGTGACCAGATCCATCGTGTCGATGGTGCCGGTCTGCTCGTAGACGCTCTGAAGAACGGCGGCGACATCGCTCTCGGTGAGAGAGGAGGTAGCAGTCGTGTTGATCGAAGCGGACGGCGTGCGGAACGACTCGGGAACAGGCAGGTCGGTCTGAGCCGAGCTGGAGATCCACGAACCGAGGCCGCGAGTTTTATACGGGTTAATGCCGCTCTGCTCTTGCGAATCGTTGCTGGAGCAGAAGGCGCTTTCCATGTCGCGCTTCAGTTCGATGAGGGCGCGGGAAACGCCGCGAGCCATTTCCTTCTTCTTGCCAACGCCAGCGACGTTATCGACGTTCTGAGCAAAGTCATCGACTTTGATGGAACGGCGGAACTTCTGGGCGCGGCCGGAAAGGAGGACGCGGTTTTTGGCGGGATCGTCAAACGTGGTGACATCCGCATTCGTGAGGACACCGTCGAACGACGGGTCATTATAGCTGTCGGCCTGCCAAGAGAAGACAGAGCCATTGGTGAGATCCGAGCCGGCTTTGATGCGGGAGGTGACGGGCGTGTTTTTCTGGTCGATGACCGAGATCACGTCAGCCAAGTCTTCGCGCAGTCCGGTGGCCGGATGAACAAGTCCTTGTGACATATTGTGTGAGTTTTCTAATTGATTGGGTTTATCCGATCAGTTCCCCCACCAAGTCCTCGATGTCCGACATGGACCCGCTTGATTTGAAGAACCGATTTTTCGCAGCCGTAGAGCTGCCTTTTGTGGCAGAGCGGGGCGCGCTAACGGGCTGGACGGGTGTGACGGTTTTCTCTTTCTGTTTCGCGGACACAGTTTTCTTGGCCTTGTCTTTGGCAGCTTCGGTCTGCTGCTTGGCCATGAGGGCTTGCTCTCCGTAGAGGGCGAGGCCGATCCAGTATTCATGCTGGGGGATCTTGAGGAGATCGGGGGCCTGCTTGATCGTGGCCTTGTAGGCTTGGTTGAGCGCGCTGCCCTCCTTGAAGATATCGGGGAACATGCTCTTGGCGGCTTGCACCGCCGGCTCACGCTGGGCCAACCACTCTTTACGAGCAGGAACGTGGATGGTCAGGATGTCGTCGGCTTTGACGAGATAGTCCTTAACCTCCGCTGCCTCGATGAACTTCTCAGAACCATCGGGCTGCTTGATCGTGGTGCCATCCGTATTCTGAAGTGCCCACCGGCGAACCGCTTGGGCATTCTGGATGCGCTGTTGAAGGGCCTCGTCACTGTCCACGTCGGCCAACGGGTTGTCGGCGGATGGGGTGAGAACGGGGCGGGAGGTCTGGTTGAGCTGGGCTTCTAGGTCCGCCTTGGCGGTGCGTAGTTGCTCCAGTTCGGCGCTGGCAGCTTGGGCCTTTTCTTCAGACTCGCGCTGCTTGGCGACGAGCTTATCAATCCTGCGTTGAACCTTGTCCTTCGTAACCTCATCGCCAGCAGGTTCTTCTGCGGCGGCGTCCTCGCTGTCCTCGGGTTCTTCGGCAGAATCGGCTTCAGTCGCCGGCTCCTCCTCGGTGTCTACTTCTTCAGCGGAATCCTCAGATTTCTCCTCTGGCTCCTCTGTTGTGTCCGTGTTGTCAGAGATCGTCTTGTCAGCGGACTCGTCTTTGGCTTCCTCGGGCTGACGCTTAACGCCCAGCTCGGCTAGTGCCATTGAAACTACATCGTCCGCTCCCGCCGCTGTCGCGGCCACATTGTCTGTCGCCATAGGATAAAACCCCTAAGAGGTGCGCCAAACGTCTGGGGGGAACCGGGACGTTAGAACCGGAGTGAAGCGCGATACGCCTCTCTATCCTCACACATAGCACACAATGTGTGCGGTGTCAATACGGGAAAGTCTCGTTATGCGATACTTCGCTTCTGTCTCGGGGCGACACTTGGATAGAATCGCATAGACTTCTGCATAAGTGATTGCACTTTGTGTCACCTTTTGTGCGGTGTTTTGTTTCGTTACAAATACAGGGTTGTTTCTATAACGGGGTTCCCGAGCGGGTATACGCCAAAATCGGCTACAGAGGCGGCGACCCTACCGGGGGTAAGCGGCAAGATGCCGCTTCTACTTTATCAGCGTGAACGCCATGGCGCCGCACGCTAGTAACATGGCAACCATGCAGAGCCAAACGATGAGGCTGGCGCGAGACATGTATTGCCAATGCGCCCAAGCGCCCAATCCAAGCACGGCGCAGGTGGTGATGGCCACAACAAAAACAGCTCTCATGTGCAAAGAATAACCGCGATCAAAGTTGCCGGCAAGTTGCTACTGAACCCTTGAGGCTTCGGTGCGGCGTTGCTCCAAGTAATCCCACAATTCCACCAACGCATTGAGCTGGCCGTTGGCGTGGGCGAGGAGGCCGGGGTCTTTGGCGGTGGCCATGTTGCTGGCCAAGGCCACGCCGTCCGCGATGCGGTCTTGTAGGGCGACCATGACGGCCCGCCAGCAGGGCGGGGCTTGGTCGCGGGTGAAGGCGAGGGCGCCCTTGAAGTCGAACTCTTCGTCTTCAGAAACGGGGTAGCGGTCGATGGGGATGGTTTTGGTGAACAGTTTGCGGATTGTCGTGAATAGCATAATTTTTAAGGTGTTTGTGTTCGGGGTTCTTGAATGGCGAATGGTTATATCCAGAAAGGATACATGGCCCTGTTGGCTACAATGACGTGCGGGCCGCACTCGCGGCAGATGGGGCCGAGTTGTTCGTCCACGCCATGGATGTCCTCGACGCGAAGTTGCTTGGAACACACGCCACAACGCGGCGGCTCCTTACTGCGGCCTCGCCATGGGCGGGTGCGCGGGGGCGGGGGAACTATGCCGCTCGGAGCCATTAGTAACTTCCTCCTCCGCGCGGGCGCAGGATGTCGCCTTCGACGTTGTTGCAGCCGGAAAGAACTAAGTAGCGAACGAGATCAGGGAAGTCCTTGCTGCTGCCCTTGGTCCCGTCAGCACCTGTCCATTCCTTCATGCACCAGATCAAGTTCTGGCAGTTCTCGCTGATGTAGAGCTTTGGCTGGTTGAGCGCGCTGATCGGCTTCTGTGTGTCGTAGTGGAGCCAGTCGTTGATGAGGGCAACACCTTCATCAATCGTGTCTCCCGGCGTGGCGGTGAAATCCATGCCGAGGTCGCTCATCTCCTCGATGAGTGTGGTTGGGCGTTCCTTGGCCAGCGTCTGTGCGTTGCCGTAGCGGCTGTCCATCCATCTCTCAAAAATGCGCTCGCCGTTCTCGACGCTTTTGATTTCTTCGACATAGCGCTCTAGGCCGAAGCCGAAGTCTTTCTGCGCGGGACCTTGGCGTCCGTCCGCCTTCTTGCCGTCTGGCTCGGCCCACATGCCGGGGTAGCCAACGCCTTCGACATACTCGTTGGGGCAGGGCCACTCCCGATAGATAAAGCAGCGGTTGGCCTTGTCGAACAGCGCCCAGATCATCGCCCAGTTCCTGCCAGAACACGGATCGACAAAGTGGTAGCGGGTGCCCTCCTTGGGAATCCACTCATG